ATGTCGCTGCTAGACGAACACCGCGCTTACCTGATCGAAATGCGCCAGTTGGCCCAGGACGAACAAGGCCGGGACGTGCTCGCCGGTCTGACGGTAGAGGAGACCGAGTTCTACCTGAGCGAAATGGACGCGCCCGGCGCGAGCGATCGCTGGCTAGAGCTGGACAACCGCCATCAACGCGCCATCGCGGAAATGATCTCGGCTGAGAATGAGGCGAGGCAGGCGGGGCCTAAACACTAGTACGACCCTGCGGTGCCGACTGCACCTCCGCTGCTTCCACGAAACGCTCAGCAGCCCACGCAGATTCAACGGCGGTTGCCGGAGAAAGTGCTGCATGTCATGGTTAGGTCGAAATTAGTCTCTGGCGCGGATTTGACATGGCTCCCACCAAAATCGCTCAACAAGTCAAATCTTGGGTCGAGAAAAGGGAGGGTTTCGAAGGTTGGGAGGATGCATATGTTATCGGTGACGAGGTTGCCGTCGCCGCAATAGAGCTAAACCTCCGGCAGTCACAAGTTCTAGCTGCGCTCGACGAGCTGGATGTCGACTACGATACAGACACCTTGGACGACGCCGAGACCGCTGTTCATGAGAAGTATCTCGAGTCTCAGCGCCCTGCCGAAAAGCCCGAGATTACTGCGCTTAAGCGTGATCTTGCGCAGATGGATTCAGTCGATCGAGAAGAGATTGACCAGTTAGCGGAGAAGCATGGCCTGACTTGGAAGGCTGTGACTGCTGTTGCTATTAGACTTGGCAAATTTGATGTTGACACTCACCTAAAGGTCAGAGCGGTAGAAACCGCAGAGCTTGAGCGAAATGTGATCGCTCGGCGAGAAGAAGCTAAGGCTACGCCGCCTCGCGACACCCAGTACGGCGTGCTTCAACCCGCCGCCAACGTTGCGAGTGGATGCTTCAGTTGGTGTATGTGGCTCATTATTGTATTTGTTGTGATAGCCGCTTTCGTGTCGATATTCGGCGGAAGCTAGCAGCAGCGGTTCTACGCTAGGCTGAGATCTAGATCCAAACAGCGCCGGTACCGCGATAGACCTTCGGCCCCTCGTCGCGCTCGGCTAGACCGCAGGCCATTATGGCCGTCACGATCCCGTCGATGCGGTCCAGGCTCTTGCTCTTGGTCGGCTTCCGATTGCCTGCCGGGTCTGTCTCGATAATCACGTTGCCCGCCTGCCACCGCATCAGCGGGTTAGCGTTGTGCTGCATCCGCTTGTCCAGCACCGCCCGCTCGAAAGCGTCCACCGCAGGGGCGTAGCTCTTAAAGCCGGGGATGAATTCGATCATGGGCAGATCAATCCCCTCGTCGGATAGGAGCTTGCCCAGATCTTCAAAGCGCCAGCGGTCAAAGGCGATGCCCACCACGTTGTAGGACTGCCGCACGTCCGCCAGCCGCCGGGAAATGGCGACGCGGTCGGTTGCCCGTCCCGGCGTCCGTTCCATCCAGCCCTCGTCTGCCCAGCGGTCATAGGGCACGCGATCGCGCTCCACCCGCTCGCCTATCGTGTCGTTAGGCACCCAGTGCCAGGTGAGCAGCTTTCCATGATCGGGGAACCACAGGCTGAAAGCGCAAAGGTCCCGCGTGCTGGATAGGTCGAGCCCGCCGTAACAAGCCTGCCCCTCAAGCTCGATCGGGTCGAATGGTTCGCCGTTCGCATCCCAGTCGGCTTGTTCGATGAACCGGCCCTCGGCAGCAATCCGCTGATTGAGGTTCAACAGCCGGAAGCTCGGCACAAACGACGGTGAGCGCATCGCCCGCGCCGCCGCGTCCGCGAACTGATCTTCGTTCAGGAAAGCGCCCAGCGCCGGGTTGGCGAGTGCCCAGGCGTCGCGGTCGTCCAGCGCGCAATCGTCCGGCGCGCTATGCAGTTGAACGTAGGTCGTCGGGTCCGGCTCAGCGTCCAGCATCTCGCTAAAGAAATGCAGATCGTCGGCGGCCTGGGTCGAGATGGTGACGCCTAGCGCCTGAGCCCGCTTGCCCATGCCGGTCGCGAGGTTGTCCCACAGCTCGCGGGACTTCCATTGCGCCACCTCGTCAGCAATCCAGAACGACGGCGCCAGCCCGTGCGCCTTGCGAGCGTCGGACGTGAGCGCGCGCCAGATGCTTTGCGATTCCTCGTCGATGATCTCTTTGTGCCAGTCCTTGATATTCACCCGCGCCGCCATCCACGGCACCGCCTCGATATAGGCCCGCGACATTCGGAACAGCACGCTCGCCTGTTCCCGGTCGAGCGCAGCGGCGTAGCACTCGCCATAGGGCTCCAGCATCGGCCCTAGAAGGTGCGCCAGCGATAGGCCCGCCAGGATCGCGCTCTTGCCGTTGCCGCGCGCTACAGACAGCGCAGCGAGCCGGACGCGCCGCCTGCCCAGGTCGTCCACATTGCCATATACGCCGCGCACGAACTGTTCCTGAAAGTCGAGAAGCTCCAGCGTCTCGCCAGCCTTTAGGCCCGCGACGATCGGCAGGGACCGCAGGAACGCCAGCACCCGCTCGTCGGCAGGCATACCGTCCTGATCCCAAGGGTGAGAGACGGTCGCGGGCGCCGCCGCTGCCGCCGCTCTGAGCCGCCCGGCACCGGGTCCACGCTTGCCCATGTCAGTCTCTTTTAGAAACTAATTGAGTTTGCATGCACACCGCCGGTCTTCTTGGCTCAGCTCTGAGCGATTTGTTCGCGTGCCAGGGATGATCGGGGTCTAGGGGCGTGGCGTCCGGGTTGCATCCCTTCCTCGGCTTCGTGCTCTTGATCGCTCCCGCCTCGGCCCCGCGTGCGGTCTTAGCGCCATGGCAGGGCGGACAGTATGAGGCGAGGCCGTCGTGTCCGGGGAACGGGTTGCCGCCGTCGCTGATAGCGTGGCGATGGTCAACGGTGTTGGCGATGACGAACGGTCGCCCGCTCGCTTGGCAGCCCTCACAGAAGGGGAAGCGTGCAAGGTGCGCCGCTCTCAGTTTCTTCCATGCGGCGGTGTTGTAGGGGAAGGCTGCCACTATGCAGCCGCCAGGGTCAGCAGCTCCAGCCCCTCGCGTCTGCCCAGCTCCTTAACGTCCTGAATGTTGTGCACCCGCCCGCCGTAGGTCACGCGGTCGAGCACGGTCACGCCCTTAAACCACCGCAGGCGGAACAGCACGCGCCGCTCGGCCTGGGTCTGATCGTTGGACAGGAACTCGCGCCCGGATTGCTGGACCACTTGCGCCGATAGCGTCGCCAGCTCTGCCCAGGCTTCGATCGCCTCGTTGTATTCGTCATAAACCACGGTCTTGCGCTGGATCGTCACGCGGCGGTCGAGCGGTCCCGCCTTCATAGGTCGAGCGTCCGGTATGGCAGGACAAGCGTATGCTCGCCCTCCGCCTCGTTGAGCGTTTCCCGTTTGTCATAGGCAGCCGCGACACGCACCAGCACCGCCAGCTTAATCCGGGCCGGAACGTCGCCGGTCCCGTTCCAGCCGTCCGCATAGTCCGCCACGGCGTCGGACGCGGCCTCTATCAGCATCGCGATCAGGGCGTCGTCTGTATTGCCATCAACGCGGGCGTATTCCTTCGCCTCGTCCAGCGTCACCAGATCAGTCATCGTTAGCCGCCTCCACCTTGCGGGGGTTCCAGCCTTCGATCACGCGGATCTCGTCAGGATCGAGCACGCCGCTATCAATGGCGATCTTGTGCGCTGCCCAGCGGGTCGCCGGGTCGCCGCGCAGGAAGCCGGACAGGTCCAGCTCCAGCTCCAGGCCGGTCGCCAGAACGCTCCGCGCGAACTCGGCTTCGATCTTCCTCGCCCATGGCGCCAGACAGAACGTGGCGAACCACAGGCCCGCTTGGCTCGCATTGGTGAAGGTGTTGTTTTCGTATGCCTGGACGATCGGCGGCGGGACTTGGAACAGTCGGCAAATCTCGACCACGCCGAACTTGCGGCTTTCCAGCAGCTCAGCGTCCTCCGGGGATATTTGAGCCGACTGCCACTCTAGGCCGCCGTCCAGGATCAGGGTGCGTCCGGCATTTTGTGCGCCGCCGTGCCGTTCCTGAAACTGATTGCGAAGGTCGGTCTTTTGGTCGGCGGTCATGGCGCCGGGATGTCGGATCACGCCGCTAGGCTGAGCGCCGCGTTCGAGGAAGCTCTTGGCGAAGGCGTTGGACGCCTGAACGCCCGCCACAGTGTCAGCGGCCCTAGACAGGCGCGAGCGGCCCACAAGGCCGTCGTCCGTCCGGTCGCGAAGGTGGATTACCTCGCCCTCCAGCAAGCGGCGGGTGCCGCCTCGGGCGTCGGACACGTCATAGGCCAGCCGCCCGCTCGTCAGATAGACCACCGTGACCATGCCCCACGGAATCCAGCGGAAGCCCGCAAGCTGCCCGTTTCCGGCGCGGACGATCTCGGCAAGGCCGTTGCCCGTCAGCAGGGCGGACGCCACCACGTGCTCCAGCCAATCGGGCCAGGTCTGTTGCGGGTTGACGCCGCCGCGCGCGATCTTCGCCAGCGGGTGCCCGTATGCCTCCACACGGTTGCCCTCGCCGTCGCGGCGGTAAATCAGCGCCGGGACATAGGCCAAGGCCGAACTGATCGCCGTGACGCAGGCCAGCACCGTTGAAAGGTTCTCGGCTGCCCTTGCGGACAATGCGCCGGGATAGCCGATGCCGGGCGCGATCGCGCTCCAGCTCGGGTCCGCTGCATCGTTGCGACGTTCGAAGCCGATGCGGCTCAGCGCGCGTTCGATCAGTCCCATGCGCCAAGCTCCGCAATGATTAGGCGGCGGTGCCGGTCGTCCAGGGTGCCGCGCGCGTCGTGAGCCGCACGCAAGGCAAGCTCGGTGTCGGGGTAGGCAGGCCAGCTTGAAACCACGCTGATCTCTTTGAGGCCGATCGAGCGAAGGGTGCGCTTTCGCCCCTCCCACGTTTCGCCGCCGTCCGGCACCGTGAAGCCGAAAGACATACCGCCCAGGTCGCCGCGCTCTGCCAAGGCGAGCACGTCGCGGCCCGCTTGGGTTTCGGGAAGGTCGAGAGAGAAGGCGAGCCCGCGGCTATCTTCGGACAGCCGCAGGGTGCCGGAACGGGTGCGGCCTAGCAGCCGGCCCTCGTCATGGTCGAGCAAGGCCAGCACGTCGCCGGCCAGCGCGTCGCGAAACGCGCCGGGGGCGATCGTCTCGGTGAACTGCCCGATTTGCGCCGAACTGGTGAAGGTCGCGGCGTAACCTTCCAGACGCCGCCCGTTAGAGCGGACCTCCGAAAAGCTACGCCGCTCGACGGCAGCCGGGGGAAGCTGGCGCGTCATCTGTTTTACGCCGCCAGCACGCCGGAAGCGGTGACGAACGATGCGGGGCGGCGGACGCCGAAATCGACGGTCGCCATCGCCCGGATCAGGACGTTGCCCTTGGAATAGGCGGTTTCCGCGAACGGATTGACCAGGATGTCGAGCTGGCTCCAGACGCCGATCAGGAAGTCCGCCCAGTCGCCATAGGCCAGGGCGTGCTCGTCGGTGCCCACGCCCAGGTTGGACGGGGCCTGATTGGTGAACTGGACCGGCTCGTCGTGGAACGTCGCGCCGAACGGGATGGGCAGGCCGTCAACGGTCCGCAGCTTCATAGCCGCCGCCTTGATCCCGTTCGTGGCGAGGAAGCCGCGATTGCTGGAGACGTTCGCCAGATCGGCCGCCGCGATCATGTCGGCGGTGGTGGTGAAAATGTCCGTGTCGAACGGCACGCTCGTCACGTCCGGGTCATTCAGCAGGCCGCGCGGCTCTGCGCCGGTGCCGCTGCCCGCGATCGCCGCCCGGTCAATCTCGAGGGCGATGTTCCGGGCCAGCATGGAGCGCAGGAGCTGTTCCACGTCCGGGGAAGCTTGCTGGATCATCTGGCGCGACATTTCGCTGATCGCGCCGACGTGGTGCGGCGTCAGGGTGAGCGAGTCGAAAGAGGCGTCGTCGGTCGAAAGCGCCGCGTTCTCGGCAACCCAGCCGACGTTAGGCGAGCCGGTTTCACGCGGGATAACCACGTCGCCGGTCAGGCCGGAAAGCGTGGTTGCGCCCAGGCGGGTGATGACAGCCGTGGCGGTCAGCGCGTTCGTGAAAAGGTCGGGGCGGAAGGTGTCCGGCGCCACCGCTCCAGCCGTGCCGGTTGTCAGCACGCGGCGCTCGAAAATCTCGGTCGGGACATAGAAGCCCTTGGCGGGACCACCGGCGCGCTTCGCCAGCTCGGCCTGCATTTCGATCTCGCGGCCCGCGTCCACACTCATGCCCGCCTTGTGAGCGATCATGCGGGAAAGCGAGAAGTTGCGAAGCTCGCGGCTCAGATGCTCGTCGCCGTTGCCGGTGATGGGCGTGCCCAGGTCCGCGCGGTCTTCGGCGTCGATCGCCTTGGCGCGTCGGATCTTCTCATTCAGATCGCGCACCTCGGTTTCGGCGGCGGTGAAGGTGTCCGCATCGCCGCCTTGAGCGGCCTTCATGCGGTCGAAAGCGGCGCTGCGCTGTTCGATCAGGTCGGCTAGTTTGTGCAAAGTCGTCTCTCCTCAGAAAACCTATTGGCTCTGAGGAAGTCGGCTAAGGATTAGCCGACGATCCCCCCAGATCGCCCGCCAATACCTTAGCCGCCACGGTGCGCGTCTTAGTCACCCCGATCTAACCGCACGTCACCCAATACTGCCCTCAAGAAAGGTTTTGAGTCCTCCGCGATCTTCGGCGTCGTTGTTTTCGGGTGCCGTATAGTTGGGGTGCAGCGGGTGCGTCGGCCATCCCTTCTCGTCGGAGCCGCGATAAGGGTGCAGGCGCTCGGCGTCGTCGTCGCGCGGCTCATATTCGGCGTGCTTTCCACCCATCAGGCGATAGGTGTCCCGCGCCGCCTGTAGCAGCGCATTGCGGGTCGGCTCGTCATTCAGCGTCACTGAGCGATTACCGTGCGCCCGTTTGTCGTCCAGTCTCGGCAGCCATGCGGCTATGCCCCTGCGCGCGGTGCGAACCAGCAGACAGCCCTTGAAGCTGAACACGCCCACGTCGGCGGAAAAGTAGGCGAGGATGGTGTGCCCGTCCGCGCTAGGCTTCAGATCGCGAACCGTCACCAGGCCGGTGATTGTCACGCTTTGCATTGGTCGTCTCCTTTGGTCGCGCGGATTTGCTCGCTGAAATGCTCAGCAAGGGCGCTCTTTGTTGAACAGATGATCGTTCCCAGTCGGAACGTCGGCAGGAACCCCTTGTCGATCAGGTGCGCCGCCTGCCGGGGTGTTAGCTTCAGGTGCGCCGCTATGGCCTTGCAGCCGTAGAGCAGTCCGTCGTCGGGTCGGGTGGTCATACGCCTTGCTCCGGTTCTCTACCGTCGTGCTCAGCGCCCTCGTCCTCGCAAACGTCCTCCAGGTCGGTGAACTCGACGCCGATCGGCTCCAGCCGGATTGCCCGGTCCTGATTGAAGTCGCCGGTGAACGACAGGCTCGGCTCATCGTCCGCCCAGTCCTCCAGATCCGGGTCGCCGTCGATCTCGTCCAGGGCGCTAACAAGTCGGTCGATCAGCCGGGTTAGGCGCTGCCGAAGGCGCTGCTTTGTGAGCGCCGGATGCTCGGCAGCCGGGACTAGATCGAAAGTCAGATCAACCATGCGCCACCGCCAATTCCCCGAAAGCGCGAGGCCCGATTTTTTGGGAAAGGGTCGGAAGGCGGACGACGGTGCCGGTGGTGAGTGACGCCGGGCGCGACGCGGCGCTGTTTGAAGGCTCTGCGCCTCGCCCGGCTACCCCGACGATCCGAGACACCCCCACCATGGTAGAATGTATATGTGTCCCCTCATTTGGGACCGTGAGCGGCTGATTTTGGCCTTTTCGGTCCCCTCGTTTGGGACAGTCGAGCGTCCTTTCGGCCTGTTCCGGGTGTTGGTGTCCGGTTTCAGGGGACCGTCGCGGCCCCAAATGGGACGACGAATTTCTTTCATCGGGAAAAGTATTGCGCTCGGGTCCGCTCGGCGGGCGCCACTTCATAAACGCCTTGGTCGGCAGCGCGCCGGTCTTATTGCACCGCCATAACGTCAGCCGCCATTCCGTCGCGCGCCGGTCGTTCTGATTGAAACGCCCCGGCGTCGCGCACTCGGTGAAGCCCATGGCCTCCAGGGTCGCCAGCGCCTTGTTGGCGGTGTCCTTGTTGATCCGGCACCGCCGCGCCGCGTCGCGAACGGACAGCGCGAGGGTGCCGTTATTGGAGCCGTCGTAGTTGCGGGCCAGGTCGAGATAGACCGCCACCTGTTGCGGCGTCAGCGCCTGCCATGCCTCCGAGTCCAGCATGAACCACGGCAGTTGAACGAACGGCGGCCCGGACTTGGACCGGCCCTTGCTGTTGTGCTTCCTACCCATGAAGCACCGCCAGATCAGGCCCGCAGGACAGGCCGCGACGTTGCTTTTCGAGGGTGTTTTCGGTAGGCTCCGAATGTATGCCGCCAAGCGAAACATTGGAGCCGTCGCCCATGCCGGGGCGGCGGCTTTGCTGTTTCATCAGGCGCGCTCGCGCTCGGCAATCCGGGTATCCACCCACTCGCTGATCTCGTTTTCGATCCAGCCGTTAGAGCGTAGGTTCAGCTTTACAGGTTTCGGGAACGTGCCCGCCCGCATCATCTCATAGACTGTCGAACGCCTTAAGGCCGTGCGCTCGATGACTTGAGGGAGTCTGAGTAGTTTCTGCATATCGCCGCCTCCAGTTGCTGAGGCGGTCGCTGCCGCCCCTGTTCGGACGGCTTTGGAAACTACACATCTTTATGGGGTGCGCGACAAGATAGCAGTCTTGGCTATTCCGAGGATTGCCCGGACTCGTCTAGCGGCGGCAGCCCGGCGTCCGCCCGCTGAGCGTTAGCGGTTGCCCTTATTGCAGCGAACCTCTCGCGGTCCTCTCGTCTTTTGCGAAGCCATGTGAATATCTCAGAACGGGATAGGCCGGTGCGATCGCCCGCGTCCGCGATCGCTGCCTCGGTTTTCATTCCAGCCTCGGCAGCCTTCTCGACCATCGCCGCCGCCTTGTGCCCAGCGTTAGCTCGATCCAGTTTGTTGATCGGCTTGCCCGGCTTCCGCCGCTTAATCTGGACCTTGAACTCTGAGCTGCCCTCCTCCGCCAGCGCCAGCTCCAGCTCGATCAGAAAGAGGAGCAGCCCGGTGAGCTCCTCTTGCGTGTTTCTGCCTGGTAGGGGCGGCGGGTCCCCGATCAGCTCACGAACCATGTCTTTCGCGTGCGAGACATACTCGCTCACGAACTGCATATCTTCGTCGCCCTGGAGCGCCCAGTAGCCAAGCCAATGCTTGCCCACCGACGGGTCGCGTTTCGACTCAGCCATTGAGCCGCACCACGTTGTCGCGATCGGTGCCGGTGACGATCCGCTCGACCTCGGCAGCCCAGGCGTCCAGCGCGTGCCGTTTCTCGTCTAGGAACTCGTGCCGCTGATAGACGCCGACAAGTCCCCCGCGCGTGCCCCCAACGTGGTTCAGGACCGCCTCAGTGACCTCCAGCCGGACGCCTAGCCGTTGAAGGCCGGTCGCTAGCGTCCGCCGCAGATCGTGCAGCGTGAAATGCTCGACCGTCGCGGGGTTGTCATCGTCGCCGCTCAGCTCCTTCCCCATGTCTCCGATGATCCGCGCCAGCGCCCTGCTAAAACCGGACGCGCCGCGTTTCGGGTCGGCGCGGGACGGGAACAGCTTGGCGCTGCCGTCGATTACCGGCACCGCCTCCAGCAGCGTCACGGCGGACTTGGACAGCGGCACAAGGTGCGCCTTGCCGTTCTTCGCCCGATCGCCGGGGATGGTCCACAGCTTCGCCTCAAGATCGAACTCGGCCCGGTCGGCGCTGAATACCTCGTCGCGGCGCTGCCCAGTCAGGATCAGCAGCTTGACGGCAGGCCCCCATGGCAGCCCCTCCCCCTCCAGCACCGCCCACAAGGCTTTCAACTCGTCATTGCTCAGCACCCGCTCGCGGGCCTTCGGCTTGTCGGGCTTGCCCGCGTCGCGGCAGGGATTGACCTCCAGCCGGTGAAGTCGCGGCATTGCCCAGGAATAGAAGGCGCTGAGCTGAGCGGCGACAGCGCGGGCCATGACAGGCGTTGGCTTGCCGCCTCCGGTCGCCACGCCGTCGATCAGCCGGGTTACGTCAGCCCGGGTGACGCTATCCGCCAGCCGGTCCCCGATCTCCGGCAGGACATACTTTTCGAAGATCCGTTCAATCTCGCTGATCGAACGCTTCCCCGCCTTCGCTTTCTTGTAGTCGCCAAACAGCGTCCGGATCGTGCCCGCGCCCGCGCCGGTCGCCTTGCGGGTTTCGCCCCTGGGGTCGGCACCGCCCTCAATGTCGTTGAGCAAGGTCCGCGCTTTCTTGCGCGCGTCGGTCAGGGTGAACCGCTGATCGTGAAACCGTCCCACGGTGACATTGGCGATGCGTCCGCCGATGCGCTTGCGGATGATAAAGGTCCGGGTGCCGGATGCGCCTATGCGGATGCGAAGGCCGGAAACCACCTTGTCCGCATATTCGGCCTGCCCCTTCTCCGGTGCCTTCAGCCCTTTGATCTTCGCGTCTGTCAGCCCTATCGCGCCCGCCAT